TACTCCAGAACCAGAATTTAAGTTTGAAAAACCGTCATTTAAGAAAAAAAGTTTAAATCTTCCAACTATATCAGAACTAAATATAGAACATCCAGCAAGAGCATATTTAGAAAAAAGACAAATACCAGAAAAATTTCTACGTGAATTGTATTATTGTGAAAAATTTAAAGAATGGACAAATACACAAAAACCGACTTTTAAATCAGTTCAATATGATGAACCTAGAATTATTATTCCTTTAATAAAGAATGGTGAAATCTTTGGATATCAAGGTAGAAGTTTAAGTAAATCATCAAAGGTTAAATACATTACAATTATTTTAGATGAAAATCAACCAAAGATTTTTGGTTGGGATACAATTGATTGGAATAAGACAGTTTATATTGTTGAAGGACCTTTTGATAGTATGTTTTTGAATAATGCTATTGCTATGGTTGGTGCTGATATGGATTATATGTTTTTTATTCACCATTATGATGTTGAATTTGTATTTGTTTATGATAATGAAAAAAGAAATAAAGAAATGATAGCAAGAGTCGAAAAGACAATTGATATGAAATTTCCTGTGGTGATTTGGCCACAAGACTTGAAATATAAGGACATTAATGATATGATATTAGAAGGACTTGATGTAGAAAAAATCATAAAGGAGAATACTTTTATGGGATTAGAAGCAAATGCAAAACTTATCGGATGGAAAAGAGTATGACTAATGGAACTAAGGTTGTGAAAAGGGGAGGTTATGTTGAACAACTAGACCTCGATAAACTTCACATTATGGTTGAAGAGGCATGTAGAGACCTTGCAGGTGTTTCTGCATCTCAAGTAGAAATACAATCAGGAATTCAGTTTTATGATGGAATTACTACATCGGAAATTCAAGAGATTTTAATTCGTTCTGCATCAGATTTGATAGATTTGGAAACTCCAAACTATCAATATGTTGCTGCTAGACTTCTTTTATTTTCTATTCGTAAATCACTTTATGGAAAGATTCATGAACATCCAGAGTTTCTTACACATATCAAATCTTGTGTTGATGTTGGAGTTTATGATCCAGAAATTCTAACTGCATATACAGAAGATGAACTCAATAAACTTGGAACTTATATTAAACATAGTAGAGATTATCTTTTTACTTATGCTGGACTTCGGCAGGTTGTAGATAAGTATTTGGTGCAAGATCGCAGTAGTGGTAAAGTATATGAAACTCCTCAGTTCATGTATATGATGATTGCTGCAACTATTTTTTCTAAATACCCAAAGGAAACTCGTTTAGATTACGTTCGTAAGTATTATAATGCAATCTCAAGACACAGAATCAACATTCCAACACCAATCATGGCAGGTGTCAGAACACCTCTTCGTCAATTTGCATCTTGTGTTCTGGTTGATGTTGATGACTCCCTCGATAGCATCTTTAGTAGTGATATGGCTATTGGCAGATACGTCGCACAAAGGGCTGGTATCGGCATTAACGCAGGTGGAATCCGTGGCATCAACAGTAAGATCCGAGGTGGAGAAGTTGCCCATACTGGTGTTATTCCTTTTCTTAAAAAGTTTGAATCAACTGTACGATGTTGCACACAAAATGGGATTCGTGGAGGTTCAGCAACCGTCCACTTCCCCATCTGGCACCAAGAAATCCAAGATATTATAGTTCTTAAGAACAACAAGGGTACGGAAGATAATCGTGTCCGTAAGTTGGATTATTCTATTCAGATTAGTAAGTTATTCTATGAAAGATTTATTCAAGATGCCGAGATTACATTATTCTCACCGCATGATGTTCCTGGACTTTATGATTCTTTCGGAACAATTGAGTTTGACTCTCTCTACATTGGGTATGAAAACAATCCGTCCATTCCAAAGAAAACTGTTAAGGCGCAGGAACTTATTCTTAATCTCCTCAAGGAACGTGCTGAAACGGGTCGTATCTACATTATGAATATTGACCATTGTAATTCTCATAGTTCTTTTATTGATAAAGTAAATATGAGTAATCTCTGTCAAGAAATTACTTTACCCACAGATCCAGTTGAACATATTGACGGTGATGGTGAGATTGCACTTTGTATTCTTTCTGCTATAAATGTAGGAAAAATCAAAGATGATGAAGAGTTTGAAGAAATGTGTGAACTTTCTGTTCGTGGACTTGAAGAACTGATAGATTATCAAGAGTATCCTGTATTAGCTGCTGAAAAATCAACAAAAGCAAGACGTTCTCTTGGTGTTGGTTTTATTGGTCTTGCTCATTATCTTGCTAAACTTGGATTTAATTATGATTCTCAAGAATCTTGGGATGCCGTTCATGGACTTTCTGAATCTTTTCAATATTTTCTTCTCAAAGCATCAAATAAGATTGCCCAAGAGAAAGGATCTTGTGAGTATTATAATCGGACTAAGTATTCTCAAAGTCTTCTTCCTATTGATCATTACAAGAAAGATGTAGATAAAATTACTTCAATTCCTTGTCAGCATAATTGGGAAGAACTTCGTAATCTAATAGAACAATATGGATTGAGGCATTCTACATTATCTGCTCAGATGCCCTCTGAATCGAGTTCTGTGGTCTCAAATGCCACAAATGGCATTGAACCTCCTCGTGGATATTTGTCGGTAAAGAAATCGAAGAAGGGTCCATTGAAGCAAATTGTTCCACAATATGCATCACTTAAGAATAATTATACTCTTCTGTGGGATATGCCCAATAATACTGGATATATTAATGTCGTTGCTATTATGCAAAAGTTCTTTGATCAAGCAATTAGTGGAAACTGGTCATATAATCCAGAGCATTATCCAGACAATGAAGTTCCAGTTTCAGTAATGGCAGAAGATTTTCTAACCACATACAAATATGGATGGAAAACCTCTTATTATCAAAATACTTATGATGGTAAATCAGATGAAGCAAAAGAAGAAAAGGTAAATAATATTAGTGACTTAGTAAATGAAATTTTAAGTTCAAAGGGAGAGGAAGATTGTGAAAGTTGCAAAATTTAGAGTTCACTCGCAAGAACCAAAAATGCTCAAAGGAATGACCGTCTTTAATACCAATGACGTTGATTCCAAGAAACAACCAATGTTTTTTGGAAAACCTCTCGGAATTCAAAGATATGATTCCTATAAGTATCCAATTTTTGACAAGCTAACTCAACAACAACTAGGATTTTTTTGGAGACCGGAAGAGATTTCACTTCAAAAGGATCGTGCTGATTATCAAACTCTAAGACCAGAACAAAAACACATTTTTACGTCTAACTTAAAGTATCAAATTCTATTAGACTCAGTACAAGGTAGAGGACCTGGAATGGCATTTATGCCTTATTGTTCTCTTCCTGAACTTGAAGCATGTATGACTGTATGGGGATTTATGGAGATGATACACTCCAGATCTTATACATATATTATCAAAAATGTTTATTCGGATCCGTCAGAAGTATTTGATACGATTTTGAATAATGAAAAGATTTTAGAAAGAGCATCATCAGTAACTGGTGCTTATGACGATTTTATTAATTCTGCACATTCGTATGGAACTTCAAATATATGGGAGTTCGCAAATGAGGGAGTTCCTTATGGAACTGATGCAAGAATTGATTTAAAGAGAAAACTTTATCGTGCTGTTGCTAATGTAAATATTTTAGAGGGGATTAGATTTTATGTTTCGTTTGCTTGCAGCTTTGCGTTTGGTGAACTCAAACTCATGGAAGGATCAGCTAAGATTATCTCTCTCATCGCAAGAGATGAAAATCAGCATCTTGTCCTCACTCAGAACATCCTCAACAAGTGGAATGAAGGGGATGATCCAGAAATGCAGCAAATTGCTAAAGAAGAGCAAGAATGGGTAAGATACGCATTTAAAACTTGCGTAGATGAAGAAAAAATGTGGGCAGAGTATTTGTTCAAAGATGGTTCTATGATTGGTTTGAATGATAAACTACTTGGAAACTATGTTGAGTGGATTGCAAATCGTCGTATGAAGGCAATTGGCATGAAACCAGAATATGATATTACATCAAAGAATAATCCTCTTCCTTGGACCGAGCATTGGATTAATTCCAAGTCAGTACAAGTTGCTCCACAAGAAACCGAAATTACTTCGTATTTGGTTGGAGGTATTAAGCAGGATATGAAGAAAGATACATTTGCTGGATTTAAGTTATAGTGAAGGGGGCATTGCCCCCTTTTTTTATAAATACTTTTAAACTGTAAATGTATTATGTCGAATAGTAGAGAATCCTATAATAACATTTATTCAGAATCAGTAAGTTTTGATATTCAAGG